GACCGCCACATGCACCATGCCGCCCGTGCGCAGCAGCGCGACGTGGTGCGGGGTGCCGTAGGTGTAGGCGGTGGTCGTCGCCACGGGGGTGGCGAATCCGCTCGTCGCCGAGGCGTAGTCATGCAACTCCAAGCCGACCCCCGGGGCGATGACAAAGACGCCAGTGTCCACTCCATCGACATTCCCGCCCGCGACCACAAGCGCCACGCTCTCGGTTGTCGTCGTCGTGAACCAGCCCTCCAATACGAAGTCCCCCGGCAACAGCACGTCAGCCGCTGTCGGGTGCTGCCCTGCAAGCAACCCGCGCATGCCGGTGGGGCCGAACTTGGCCGCCGCCGTGCTCAGGGCGCCGCCGTCGTCAACGCCGAAATCCGCGCCGAAGAACAGGCTGTATCCACCCACGTCGGGCGTGGTCGACGTGTCGCCGTCAGTGCCGTCGAAGTGGGCCAACAGCGCCGTGGTGGACGTGCCTGCCTGCGCCTCGCCAGAGGCGATGTTGACACCCAGCGTTGCCCAGCTGTCCAAGCCGTCGCGCAGCGCCGCCACGTTCACCTGCACACGACCGGAGGGCGCCGTGACGTTGATCGTGGCGCTGGTGCCGTCGATGGTCTGCTCGTCCAGCACGTCGCCGCTCACCGAGGCGCGCGTCGTGACGACGTAGGCGGTGCCTGCCTCGTTGCCCGTCGCGTCCAGCGCCGTCGATAGCCGCGGGCGGGTCGTCCACGTCACGGTCAGCGGCATCGGCGCGGCGGTCTCGGCGAAGTCGGCCCCGAACAGCGAGCCGTTGACCGTCATGGTGCGCGGCGCCAGCGGGCGCAGGGCGCGGCTGTTGGTGTTGAGCGTGAGGTTCGCTTCCTCGCCCAGCACCTGGTCGTCGCTCTGCGTGGCCGTGAGCGAGCCGACCGTGACGGCCTGATCGGCGACCAAGCCCAGCGCCAGCCGCGACGTGACGCGCGGCAGCAGCCACACGACCGACCCGATGGCGTGCCCGGCAGGCACCGTGTCAAGCACGGCGCGCGTGATCGGGCCGAACGTCACCGTGCCGTCGCCGTTCTGGAACGCTGCCCGGTAGGCGATCAACTCATCACCGACCAGCAGCAGAGCTTGGCCGGCGTCGTAGGCGGCTTGCGACGGGTTGGTGAAATCGCTCGGCAGCGTCATCGGCAGCGTCAGCACGGCGCCCTCGACGCTCCACAGCGGCAGGGCCGCCTGCAGCCGGCTCGTGGGCGGGAACTGGTGGGCGGCCTCGCCGCGCACGCCCTGATAGACGGTGTTGTAGAGGACGTGCGCGGAGGAAGGCGCCTCGGCCCCGTAGATCACGCTGCGGGTGTCGGCCAGCGTCCAGCGGTAGGGCTGCTCCATCAGGAACGAGACGGTCGCAGGCCGGGCGAGCGAGTCGACCGGCGCCCAGGTGCTCTTCGGCGGCACAACGAAGGTGTTGGCGTCGGTGCTGAAGGCGTCCTCGATGGCCTCGATGGTCACGGCAGGCGAGTCCAGCGTGCCGAAGTCGATGCTCTGCACCCGGTAGGTCGCGTTGAGCGTCGGGCGCTCCCACTGCAGCACGAAGCCCATGCCGGGGCGCAGCGCGGCCAGCGCGCGGTCGCCCACGACCTGCACCTTGCTCAACGGGTACGACAGCGTGCGCAGCATGCGCTTGGCGGCGAACGCTGCCGCCTCGCCCGTGTGGAAACCCGGCAGGTCGGAAGTCTCCATGTCGGTGATGTTGCCGACCGTGGACAGGGCTGCGCTCTGCTGGGCCTGCACGCCGCCCGTTTCATAGTTGCGCGACCTGTCGGTGAATGTCACCTTGACCGTGTTCTTCAACTCCGTCCACGAGATGCGGCTTGCGCTGACCTTGGAGACGTGGGTTTTGTCAAGCACGGGGAAGTCCGCGTCCAGCATGTCGCGGATCAGGCGCAGGGAATACAGGCCGGTGATCGGGTCTTCGTAGATCGCGCCGTCGACGTACTTCATGACGGCCTGCATGATCCGCTCCACGCTGTCCGAGGTGGCGAAGCGCAGGCTGACGCCGATGCCCTCCGCGTGCGCCTGCACAGCCGCCGCGCGCCACGAGGCCAAGTCGAAGCGGTCAGCCGGCTCGCCTGCGCCCCACACCGGGTCGGTCATGATTTCGTAGAGGAAGCACACCGGGTTGGCGTCGTCGCCCACGGCGTGCTTGCCGTCCAAGACGCCCAACTGGTTCGGCCACCGCTGCGCAACAACCGACAAGGGCTTCAAGCGTGGCGAAAGGCCCCAATAGAAGTTTCGAGCCACTGCGTAAAACACGCGCCGATAAGCGGGTGTGACTTTCCCGATCAGCGTCGCGGATTCAATGTCGTGAGTCTGCGTCGTCGTGCCGCGATAGAAACGAATCGTCCCTGAAACGCCGCCTTCTTTGTCGTCGCCACCGAACAAACCCGAAGCGTCAATCACTGCGTCGATATAGTCATCGGTAATGTCATAGGTGACTTGGTCGGGCGACAAAGCGTTGTCCTCGAATCGAATCTCCTTGATCCCCTCAATCGGGCCGAAGCCGAACGTGAGTTGAGTCGTGAGTCGGTATTTATACCCGGTCACGACGCCCTGCTGCGTGATGGGGTTCGCCGACAACCCGCCGAACCACGAAACGTTTTGGCCGTCGAGTTTGACCGTACCGGCGAAAATCGGAACCGATAAACCTTCGTCGATTGTCGGGGCGTCCACGTCGGAGATCGTGGCTTTCTCGGGAACCGGGGCGCGGTTCGTCGGCGTGAAAGCCCGCGCTACCACGGCAAAGAAAACCGACCAAGCAAGATAAACGAGAATTTCCATTATTTACCAACCTGAAGGGGGTCGCGGGCCTGCGCCTGCACCGCGCGCACTTCGCACATATCCAACAACGCCAACGTCCAGAAAACCTTGGGCGGAAATTACACCAGTGCTTCTATTGCGAATTTTTACCGCGATTTTATAAATACGGTAAATAGCGAGGCGGTCATATCCATCATTCGTCGTACCGGAAGACAAAGAAAATCCGAAAGTCGATGACGTGTTAGAACTCAGGGGAAGCCATTGATCAAAGCCGGTCTTCCCGCCAGAAGGAAGCCCTGCCGAATCAACATACACATCCAGCCCCGCCGTGACACTCGCAGGGCAAGGGTGTGGGCTGATGAAGTTGACCGGAAAAGCCGTGCCGTTTGCTCGCACAAACCCATCCGTCGTAAACAAAATCGTCACGCTGACTTGCAAAACGATCTCGTTATACCCCACGTCAAGTCGCACCTTCTGCGTCGAAAGGTCAAGCGCATACCCCGTGCCGGTGGTCGGGTCGTTCACCGTGGTGGTGGGCGGCGCCGTGGGCACAGCCGCCGCAGCGCCGGCCAGGTAGAACGCCGAGCGGTCGAAGGGATTCAGCGTCGGCAAACGCGGCCAGCCGAGGAAGTGCACGAGGTTGTTGAACCGCTTCTCGCAGTCCTCTTCCGTGCGCCGGCATCCGGGGTACACGACGAACGTTTCGCCCGCCGCGTAGTTCGGGAATGGGGACTGCAGGGTCAGCAGGCCACCGACGTTCTGCTCGATGAACCGCGTGTCGCCATCCGACACCCGCGACACCCACCCGTTGCTCAGGTCGCCGTCCGCGTGCGCGCCGCCGATGCGCAGCGTAAGGCCGCTGGCCGTCGCCAGCCCGTCGAGCATGATGGGCGGGTTGACGACCAGCGTGTAAGGGCCGCGCTGAAAATCGGCCTTGTCGACACCGCAGCCGACCGATGACCATTGCCAGTTGCACCCGGCCTGATAGGTCTGCCACGGCACGCGGCGCCGCGAGGCCACCGCCAGCCGGGGCAGGCAAGTGATCGTCGCCTTGGGGCCCTCAAAGGACACGCCCGCCACGTATCCGGTGAACACGTTGACGTGCTCGCCGTCCCCCCGGTGGACTTGCTGCACAGTCACCGAGACCGGGCGCGAGGTCAGCCCGGCCATCAGTTCAAGAGCAAACGGGTTTTCATCGCCGACTTCGATAGTCATGTCGCTGGACGGCTCCGAGAGCGTCCGCTTGACGTTTGAGCGGCTGATCGCCTCGGGGATGTAGATGCCGTCCGGCTGGGTGTCGGTGGTGTACGCCCAAAAACGGTTTGTTCCGCCAATCGAGAAGTAGTATTTCTCGATTGGCTTGGCACGGTCGGGCGTGAGTTCTGTAAGTTTGAATGTCATATCAATCAACCACGAAAGGAATGGCGCCAGGCGAATACGCTTCCGGAGTGTATCGTGAAAACCCCTTAGTGACCCGAAGTTCGTCAATCAGCAGACTTTGCGCCGCGTTTTGTGTTTCTGAAATCCGGCAGGAGAGCGACCCCGCCAAGCGCCTATCAGACGAATTGAACATTCCAACAAGATCTCCACCCACGGTGAAATACACGGTATCAGCAACTCGGAACACTGCGATGTGGTGGTAGACCCCTGCATCAGCGGAATACGAAAGAGTACCTGTGTGAAAAGTATTGTTGTCTTTTCGCATAGAAAGACTCACTTGGAGTTTTTTACTAGCCCAAATTTCGTCACCATTAACGGTTTCAAAAGTGTTTATTTCAACAAGGGCCACGGTGAGCGCATCACCCACACCGACAAACCCTCCGTCTGACGCGATCTGTTCATAGTTCCCTGCATAAGCATAAAACTCAAGGCAGAAATCTGTTTTGTCAAATCCGCCTTGGTCGTTAGGAACCGACCCGAGCGAGGTGTAAGGCCCGGGGTAGACTTGCCCGTTCTCAACAAAACCGAAATAGCCGTGAAAGCCCACATTTCCCGTCACCCCCGGAGAAACAAAGCCGCTCGGATGATTTTCCGATACGCTGGCTGCGCGGTTGTTTACCGAAAAATCTTTGACAAGAAAATCGCTACCCGGTAAGAATGCATTGAAGTGGTACAGAAGCTCAGTTTTCCACGTATAAGTGGGGGCGTAGATTTTTGTCTGGTAGAGCGAGCCAACAAAAACATCTTCCTTCGATGTCGATTTTATGGTGACGAGAGTGCCGTCTGGTTTCTGATCTGAAAATGGAACTTTAACCGGAACAAGATCAAAGCCCCTCGGAATTGTAATTTCTTCTTCTGCGACGTAGTTCTGATAAGCGAAAGAAACCAACACGTCTACCGGAACTGTTTGAATTTGCGATATGTTCATGAAAACATACCCGTCAAACTCGGACGGCGCGAAGTATTCGTTAAGAGTGAACTGCGTGTTGGCGACAATTGACCCTCCGCTGCCGCCCACACCGCCGTACGAGCCTTGGCCGCCGCCCCCGGCCCACCCACCCGCGCCGCTGCCACCACCCGCCCCGCCGCTGCCACCGCCGCCCGCGCCGCTTGTGGAGTCGACCGCGACCACCGGCAGGCGCACAGTGGCAACGCCGTTGGTCTGGTGGCTGATCGTGATGTCCTCAACGGCCAGCCGGCAACGGGACGCCCAACGCGCACGTCGCACATCGGCGCCGAATAGTTGGAGGTCGGCCCCCACCAAATCCACCCAATCCTTCGTCGTTGACAGCACACCGCGACGCAATGGGCCGTTGGCCGTGGTGATCTCGACGCCTTGGCGCAGCGTATTCGGCAGCGCGCCTTGGCCGTCGTCGTGCAGCGGCAGGCGCAGCGCAGGCGCGTCACCCGCCACCCGCAGATCGGCGACCGGCGACGCGGCCCAAAAGGCCACCGCAGGGCCTTCGTGCACAGCCAAGAACTTCCGCAGCAGCGCGGTGGCCTCGCGTGTCGTCAGCAGCACGTCCAGCGACCACCCCGGCTGGGCCCGGTCGACCGCCGCGCGGCGTGATAGCAGGCCGACACCCGGGTCGAACACGTCGGCGCGCGAGGCCACCGTGACCTGGCCGGCGCCGGCCCAGTTGTGCCGGTAGGCCAGGAAGTGATTGCGCGGCTCGTTGGCATCGCTGTATTCGGGGAAGGTCTCCGGCCACACGTCCGCGCTGGGCGTGTCCAGCAGCGGCGCGTGGCCGGGTATCTGCTCAAACACCCACGACACGCTCGCCACGCCTGCCGTGGTGGGCGCGTAGCTCTGCGTGTCCTGCATCTGCGCGAACTGCAGCGGCGTCACCACGGAGTCAGCGGGCCAAGCTTGCGCGGGCGCTGCATCCAGCAGCAGCGTCGATCCGATGATGTCAACGATCTTCACCGGCTCACACACCCGCGACGAGGCCCACAGCAGCGCCCAGCCGCCGATCATGAACAGCGTGTCTGGCGAGCCGCGCAGCGTCAGGCTGGTCCCGTTGGAGGGCGCCGCGAGGCGGGTCTTGCCGTACCACATCGGCACGGCAAACTCCTTGTCCGACCAGCCGACGAGGATGCTCTGCAGCAGGGCCATGTCGGCGCCGTGCACAAGCGACGTGAATTCGAGGCGCAGCCTCGGTTCCCGCCGCAGGCTGCGCCGCTGCTCGCTGCCGATCTGCGTCATCACCGACGCGATCTTCCACGACAGCGTTTCGTCAACCGGCGTCGACCAGTTCGGCGGGAAGGGCACGATGCACGCGCCCCGATCCCCGTCAGGGAATGTCCGGGCGGCGCCCAGCGGCAGGAAGGGGATCAGGCTCATGCGAGGATTTTCTTGAACGTGGAGCGTTGCATAGACACGGCGTTGATGAGCGCCCGTTGGCCGGCTGGCGTGCCGAGGCCGGCAGATGCTACTTCACCCGGGTCGATGGTGTTGATGATCTTGATGCCGCCTCCGCCCGAGCCGCCACCGTTGAGCACGTTCCGGGGGTCGTTGCGCGTGACGACTTCCTCGCCCTTCTGCAAGATCGTCGCCACCTCGTCCGAGCGCAGCCCCGGCAGGCCGCCTGAGTGGTAGCGGCGGGCGTTGGCGAAGACACTGGAGTCGACCGAGCGCGTCGCGGGCGGTGCGCCGTAGCCCACCGTCCACCCGCTGTGGGCCACCCCCGCCAGCACGCCGCCAAGGTCGCCAGCGCCCGCCGCGCCAGCGCCGGGGATGGGTGCCCCGCCGAACCCACCCGACAGCGCCCGGCTGATGGCCTGCACCGCGATCAGCGCCTGCTGCTCGATAATCATGCGGGCGATGTTCTTCAGGAACGACGCCGCGAAGTTCTTGAACGCGTCGCGCGTCTTGGTGAACGCGCCGCCCAGCGAGTCAGCGCCGGAGATGGCACCGGCCAGGCCGTCCGCCGCCGCGACGCCCACATCCGTGAAGCCCTGCACCAAGTCGCCTTTCAGCTTCTCGGTCAGCGCCAGTGCCTTCTCGTCCACGACCTGCAGCTTGAGGATCAGCGCGTCGTAGTTGGCGGCGCCTGCTGGGTCGCCCAGCGCCAGCGCCAGCGCGCGAGCGTTGGTCGCGGCCTCCAGCAGCCGGTCGCGGAACTCCGTCATCACCGCCACGCGCTGGGCGTCTGCCTCGCCCACACCGACCAAGCCCTGCGCCTGCTGGGCGTCGATGACCGAGAGGCGCGCGTCGCGCTCGGCGGTCAGGCTGGCGATCAGCGCCTGCTTGTCCGCCAGTTCGGCCTTCTGCTGCGCCTCGGTCGACACGCCAGCGCGCGTCGTGGCGGCGGTCGTCAGCGCCTTGGTGGCCTCAGTCTGCTTGTTGAGTTCCTTCGCCAGCCCGGCCACTTTGTCGGCCTGCTCGGCGATGGCCGGCGCAGCCCCCACCGTGACGCGGTTGAGGTCAGCCTGCAGCGTGGCGCGCTTGGCCGGGTCGAGCGCGGCCTGCGCTTTCACCAAGTCGAGGTTCGCGTCGCGCTGGGCGATGAGCGAGCCGAGGGTGTCCTGAGACGCCTTGTAATCGCCTTCACGCCGGATGGCCGCTGCCAGAGCGGCTTTGGAAACGTCAAGGGAATCGCGCAAGGCTTTCGCGGCGGCTTTGTTCCCCCCGGCCTCGATAGCCAGAATGGTGTTGTAGAGGTCTTGGTACTGCTGGTCAAGCGCGGCCACGGCATCTTCGGTTTCCGTGGCGTTCTTTTTCGCGGCCCGTAGGGCGGCGGCTTCGACCGCGCTGACGGCCTGAATCAACTCGGCTTCGCGGCTGCGGGCTTGTTTGTCTGCTGCCTTCTCGGCTTCGCTCTTCTTGGCTTTGCCTGCGGCAGCGCCCTTCAGAATCTTGTCTGGCTCGGCTTGGCGCTCAGCCTCGGTCAAGCCAGCCGGAAGCCCTCGGCCCGCCGTGCCGCGCCCCTTCACCTGATCCAGGTCGGCGATCTTGCGCTTCTGCTCTTCGATCACGCCGGAGACGGTCTTGAGACCGTTCTCCAAGATCTTGACCTCCCGGGCCTGCAGTGCGCGTGCCGTTTCTCCGGTGGTGACTGCCGTGCTCTGCAGCTTGAGTTTGACCTCCAGCGTCTTCTTGGCTTTCTCGGCGTCGGCCAAGTCGCTGCGGGCCTTTGTCAGTTCGGGAGATTCGCCGGGCGCGGCGCCAGGCGTGCGTGCAGCAGTGCCTGCCCGCCTGCGCTCTTCCTCTGCCTTCTTCGCCAGCATCCGCTCGATTTCGGTGCCGGCGTTTTGCGCACTGTACGCCACCGCCACCAACCCGGTCGCCAGCAGGACCAGCCACCCGCCGGGGCCCATCGCCACCAGTGCGCCGCGTGCCGCTGTGGCGATGGCCGTAGCGAAAGCCGCCACCCGCCCCGCCGCGCCCGTCGCGGCGACACCCGCAGCCGTCGAGCCTGTCGCCAGCGCAGTGGACGCGGTGGCCGCTATCGCGGTCTCCGTTCGCAGGGCGACAACAGCGGCCAGCACAGGCCCGGCCAGTGCCTGCGCCCACGCCATCATTTTGCCGACTGCCCATCCTGCGCCCAGCAGGGCCAGTGCCTTGCCCAGCGGTTCGTACTGGTCGTAGCTGCCCGTCACCAAGCCGGTGGCCTTGCCGAACTCCGAGATGAACGAGGTGATAGGCGCGGTGACAGCCGAGATGGCGTCGCCGAATGCGCTGATCTCCTGCACGAACCCGCGCACGACCGGGATCGCGGCTTGGGCACCTCGGGCGAGGCCGGCGAAGGTTTGGCCCAGCGCCTCGGCGGCCTCGCGGCCTTCCGCCGACTTCAGGAAATCGCGCAGCGACTTGGACAGATCGGTCATCGCGCTCAGGAAGCCGGCGTCGGCAACCTGGTTGCGGAAGTCGAAAAGGCTGGTCTTGAGCCGCGCAATTTCCGAGTCAAAACGCACACTGGCGGGGACCAGTTGCCCATCCACCGACTTGGCAAGTTCGTCAAACAGCAAGCGCAGACCCGGCGCCGCAGTCACTTTGCCGGCCTCCAGCAACTTGTTGAGTTCCGCCGTGGTGACGCCGAGGCCGCGCGCCAGGGAATCAACAACAGCCGGCAAGCGGTCGCCGAGTTGCCCTGTCAATTCTTCGGCTTGAATCTTGCCCTTGCCGAGCGACTGGCTCATCGCCCGGAAAACGCCGTCGGCGTCATCGGTCGATAGGCCGAACACCCGGATGGCTTTTGACGCATTCTCAAAAAGTTCGCGGGTCTCTTGCGTCTCCAATCCCGCGCTGCGCGCGGAGATAGAAAACCGCGAGTAGCCGTTGGCCGCCGTCTGCAGATCAACCCCGAGCTTTTCAGACGCGGCCCGCACGTACTCCAGTTCTTGCGCGATGCGCGCCGGGTCATCGCCAAACGCCACCCCCAACCGGGTGTTGATCCGCTGCAGGTCGGTGGCCGAGGCCAGCGCCTGCCGGCCCTCGTTGATGACGCCGAACAGGCCGACGTAGGCCGCCGTCAGCGACAGGATCTGGCCGCGAATGCGCTGGCCCAGCGACAGCGCGGTGCGCTGCGCCTCGAAGCCGTTTCGGTGTGCCTGCGTCGTGCGCTCGATGCTCTCGCCGTTGCGGGTCTGTGCCGTCGCCAGCGCATCCAGCGCCCGGCGTGCACGCTCGGCGTTGGCGACGATCTGGCCTTCGGCCCGCGCGAGGTCGTCCACACCAACCCCCGCACGCTCGGCGTCAGCACCGAGCCGGCGCAGGGCCTCGCTCTGCCGCTGGTACGCCTCGGTCAACCGGCCCAGCGCGCCCTGCTGCTCGCGCAGCTGCTGCTCCAAGCCCGCCGCGCCGCTCGCGCGAGCCTGCGCGGCGTACTGCGCGATCTTGGTCCGCACTTCGTCCAGCGCCGCGCCGGTCGCATCAAGCTCTTGCCGCTGGCGCCGGAAAGCGTCCAGTGCGCTTGCCTGCGTCGCCGAGTCCCGCAACGTCCGTTGCAGCGTCTCGTAATCCTGCGCCAGCGCGCCGACCTGCTCTCGCGTGAGCCGCCAGGCGCTGCGCGCTTGCTTCTGCCGGGCCTCGACTTGGGTGAGTTCGTCGCCCACCTCGGCCAGCGACTGCGCGGCGCGCTTGGCCGGTGCGGCGATGGCGCCGATCTGCTGG